TTTTACCGAATTACCAGTAGATGTTCAAGCACAGTTTACAGCAAGCACTATGGACATGTACAACAAACTTAAGCCCTTTTACAATACTATGCGATATGGCACGGGCAAGAAAAAGTTCGCTACTCTTTATCAAATGTATGGTGATAACTTGACTGACGATATCTTAAATGAGGTTAAGAGTCCATTAGGTCATATCATTGGCAAAGATGATAAAGGTGAGGATATCCGAATTAAAACAGATACCAGCAGCGTTAGATACATGTCACTTGCAATAAATAGCTTTTAAACTGGTATCAATCAAATATAGCCTTTAAACGAGCTGTAACGAGCTGTAAGCGTACATGTAGACAAGGGCATACATACACCAGTACCACAACACCGCATGGTTGAGGCATTGTTATAGATCCATTGTTATCAATGATCTACAGCATATACAAAGTATATTCTTAATGATATGTCATAGTTATATGATAGGCAATGTATTAAGCGTATAGTATAGCATGATATTAATAATGGCATACTATGTGCATATCCTATGGTGACATAATATTATATAGGCAGCATGATATTAATAGGGTGATATATGATATTAATAGGATGACAACGTCATACAGCTTGATTGATTATGCTGTGATATACGATGCATATGCACAACAACATTAATTAATAACATAGCATAATCATATAATTCATAATCAATAGCATAATCAATGCATTTAACAAGTGTATGCTATGCTATAACGTTAATTAATCACGGTTATAAGTACGCTATGCTTAAGGATTAACATCCCTCCCCCCTACTTTTATCTTAACACTATGGGGGTGGTATGTGTCCACCGGGTATGCAGCACAATATTTTGTGTAACTTCTAAGGATCTTTCTAATTATTAGGATTTCATAATATTTTGTGTAGGAATTGAGGATCTTTCTAAATTAGGAGTTATAAAATTATACTATTCCATTTTTTATTCTTCGGAACATGTAAAAGCAAAAACACCTCTCCGTCACAAACCTAATACAGATGCGCCTCCAACGACGATTTTTACTTATCTCTTCCTAACTCAATCTATCTAAATCCTTTTATCTTTTACTTGACACACAATAGGACATTGTTGTATTGGACATTCATTATTAACCACAAGGAGGGTTTATGGCTACAAAGAAGAATGCACTTATATGTCGTGATGGCATTGTTAAATCTGAAGATGGTAAGGATAAGTTATACGAACTGGTATACTGGAACGCTGTTCAACGGTGTGATACAGAACGTTGTGGATGTGTTGACTTATGCAGTAATCCTGTTGATGGAGAACCTTGTTCTGTACTGTCATCATATATGGGTAATGTCTATCAAACGATGATCAGGACTTACAAAGGAACCATAACTGAAGATTCTGCATATCGTATCGGTATGCACTTGGTGCCTTTGTATAAAATCCTTTGTCGATTGAAAATGCAGGAATTTGAAGAAATCTCTGTGATGGTGACTAATTCAAAAGGAGATAGGAAAGTTAATCCAATCTTTGAGGAAATAAGGAAAACTATTCTTGCTATCGAGAAGATGTGGATGAACTTAGGATATATCACCACGGAACAAGGAAAAGGAAAGAAGGATCAATTCCTTGGTGCTTTCAATCAACGGAACTACTACGATATCATCGAGAATGGTGGAATGCCTATGTTATCCTCACTCAATACTCCTGACTGATTCTTTGTTGATTTGCCTGGAAATGTGATATAATACCATTATAAACCTTAATTAGGAGTCATTATGAATCATCAACAGGAATTACTTGAAGAAAAGAAAGAAAAAGAGGAGCTACTGAAACGAGTTTCCTTATTGGAAGAAGAAGTGAAATCCTTATCAAATGAAATGATTGTTGTTCAAGAGCACATTGTTCAACTGATAAATGTTGGTAGAAAGTTACGTTAATCTTCCGTGTAGAATTTTTAATCATCAATTAAGGAGACTTCCTATGGCTGAAATAATCAAACTTGATCCAGATACATTAACCGTTTCGGAATTGCTGAAAAGGAGTTCCGAATTAAAAGGCTGTATTATTCTCGGAACAAACCCGGATGACTCTATTTCTTTCGGCGTTGCCAATCTTAATAAAAAAGATTGCGTTTATATGCTGGAACTTTGTAAACATCTCATTATGAGAATGGAGGAATAGATATGTTCTGGTTAGGACTTATTGTGGGATTTTGTTTAGGAACAGTTTTTATGGGATTTGCAATGGAGGAATAATTATGGAATGTATTTGTGTTTTAGGAAGTAATAATAATGAGGAATATAAAGAGATATCTAAAATTCAAAAGGACAGAATTATTATGATACCTCTTGGGGAATTAGAAGAATTATTCAATTATTGGAAATCCTATACTTCATTAATATTTACTGTAACAGAAGAACCTGAGGATATCTTTAATAAGGAGTAATTATGGATCAGGACATCAAAGACTTTGTTTTTATGGAACACTTTAATCCTAAACGAGAACCTGACCTTTATCTGGTAAAACCCTGCCCTTTCTGCGGCAGCAAGATCTATTCTACTATCGAGGATAAACGAGTTTGCTTCCGATGCGGGAAGACATTTAAGGAGCCAAATGGGAATTGAAGAAGAATCAAATGAGGAATTAAGGCAATGGAAAATTAAAATGAAATTGGATAAAGAACCATTACCCATGCCATTACCCTTAACTCCTGAAGAAACAATAGCAGCCATTGTTGATTGCATTGAAGCATATGGTAAAAAATATATGACTCATCCCAATGATACAGCAAAACTCTATGCTGTTTCAAGGCTGGTTGATGCTGAAGTAATCAAAAGGATGGAAATTATCAATGAAAGGAACTCCAAGGATGGAACTATTTTTGTTGGTCATTGTGGTAATAGTGATCTGTAATTGGAATGATATTAAGGAAGTATGGAATAATCCTGTTATTATTCCTCCAAAGAAACCTTGGAAGTATGCTGGATGGAATGGGTATCATCGTTGTAGAAGGAAGAATTCCTTTAATGGAATGAAACGATTCTTTAAATCCTCAGGAAGAAGGAAGTTCTAAATGCAACTGATTAAACCAAGAAGGATACTCAACCAGAATAGAAACAAAAGGACATTGGAAAAAACTATTCAGGAAAAAGAACTTGAAGTACGGGCCAAAATCAAACGATATATCCCAAAAGGATATAAGGATGGTGGTGAAGGATTCATTCAATGGTGTAATGACTTTGTTTGTGTTCCTGTGTATGCTGAAGGTGATGATATGGCAACATGGGTTCCTCTTGGTAAACTATCCGATGTTGCAAATCCCAAAACTGGTAGATCCTCAAAGCAAATGTGGGAATCTCAGTGTGAAGTTGCGCGGGAAGCTCTGCAAATGGAAAACAACAGATTCATCTATCGATTGATTGTCTTCTGTTGGCCGCGTGGTGATGGTAAATCCTTATTTGCCTGTCTGATCCAACTATGGAAATTCTTCAACTGGCCGCGTCAACAAATTATGCTCGGTGCCAATAGCAAGGAACAGACAAAATTCGTCCATTATGACATCATACGCGACATTATTATCAACTCTCCCAGGTTATATGAGATGATCGGTGGAGAAAGAAACATTCAAGAAAAGGAAATCAGAATTGTTGACTCTGAAGGAAACGTTCGGTCCATGATTCGATCAATCTCATCCTTTTCAGGTATTGTTTCCAATATCACAGGGTATACCTTCTCAGAAATCTTCGACATGAAGAATCCTAAATTCTTTGTTCAGCTTGATGGGTCTATTCGAACTATTCCCAATGCTTTAGGAGTTATCGACTCCACTGTCTCTGCCAAAGACCACATCCTTTACAAACTGTATTCCAATTTCATGACAGGAAAGAGTAAAACCGTCTTCTTTTCTTATAGATTTAGTAGGAAAGGTGATGTTGGGGACTATTGGAACCCCAATATGGATGATGCACAACTCAGAGACTATGAAACCAAGTTCCCTCTTGGGGATTTTGAAAGATATTTCCTCAATAAGTGGAATTCCGGTAACGTAAAGGTCTTTTCTAAGGAACACTC